AATACGAGTAGTAATCAAAATTCAAATCTATATTCGTGCATCACTAGTACGCATGACAAAAAAATAAACCCGCAAACCCAATATTCATCGGGGTTGCGGGTTTTGCTCATATTATTCCCACTCAATCAAATCACATTATTTCCCATCACAATACGTTGATTTCACTGCATTTCACGGCTCTATTCCACTCAGTTTCACACCTGATTCTCAGCTTTAGTTTTTTTAGTACGTTTTTAGTACGCTATTCATCTTACTTCACAGCATCAATTATTTTACCCAACGACTTCGTGTACTCAGCAGCAGCTTTCGCCTTTTCTTTTTCAGCAACTATTTCATCTAAGATCAAAGCAATTCCATCTTTAATTATTGGAAAGAACTTTAAACACTCTTCTTCTGAAAGTTCATGTATTCCTTTACTTACAACTCCATATATCTTTGAATTGCCAGTAATCAAGTTTGGTAAATATCCTTTTAGTAGCTTTATCTTTTCTTCCGTACTATTTCTGTATTTACCGCCCCCCTTAAACTCGAATTGTTTCTTCGTTAGCACACCTGAATACTCAGCCTCAATAAAAGCATCATTTATCAACTTTTCAATTATCCTTCTCAAATATACAAATGATCCTATACCAACGCCATGTGAATATAATCCAATGGCTCTTTTGAGCTCCTTATAATACTCCTTACCAAGAATATTCTGATATTTCGACGCTTGTGGAAGATCCGAATCAGCAAAAGAAGGAAATTGCCCCACTTTGATAAGATTTCTATCTTCCGTCAATACAAAAAAATACTCTTGAGTATGAGAAGAATCCATACTGCATTGAAATTTCAAATATAAATAGCCAAATCCATCAAATTCGTTCTCAAGAGGCGTTCCACTGATAATCATTCCCCCTATTTGTTGCCTGACTTTAGTTTTATCTGTAATAGCTCTCTCACAGATAAAAACTCGATTTGTTTTACATTTTGAACAAAATCGCTCAAACTTAAGATTTCTCCATTGATAATCACTTATTTCTCTGACTTCTGCTGCACCAAAGTCAACATAATCATATAAACTTTTATTCGCAATTAAATCAATTAAACTTGATGACATCTGCAAAACCACCTTTCCATAAATTTCTAAGTAAATTATACCACAGTAGTTCTTATAGATCTCATTAATTCATTTAACTAGTACCTCGAATAAGTTAAAAGAGTAGCAAAGTGGCCCCGGAGCTACTCTTTTGCTGTCTCACCCAAAAATCCCTGGAGACGAACAACTGCAACTTCCAGCATCTCATCAAGTGCAACTTCAGTAACAAACAGCTTCACTACACTTGGCAGCATTGAGTAAGTCTTACCTAGCACGTAATTATATTTGAGCAGGCCTGTTCCAGATCCATAGATCTGCTCTGCCTCGATCACCAATGAGAGCAGGATCTTCTTCACAATCTCGATCTGCCCATTATAAAGCAGTACCAGGAGCACTCCGATGAACACTCCTGCAGCAACCATGTTCACGGCTACCGGCATAGCAATCACTCCCTGGAACCCCAAAATCAAAACTCCCAGCAGAATGACTGCCAGGAGAAACATCAACACTCTACTTTTTGTTTTCATTCTTCTCATCCTCCTTCGCATATCGCGCAAGTACCACAAGCATCAACCAGGTCGGCGCTGGTTCTGCTAACTTCTCTTCCTTTAGCCACTGCTCCGGATTGTTCAAGACATTCCGTCCAGCCAACTCCTTCACCGCTTTCTGGCCAAGTTCTATTTGCCACTTTTCCAATTTTTTTCCCATCATAATCTCCTCCACTTTTTCTTTAAGCTTCTCAAACTCTTTTGGATTCTTTACAAACCACCGTGGGCAGTTTTTCCACCCAACAACCTGCTGGTGGGTCCAGATATCTTGTAACGAATCCAGATCATGCTTCAGACAAAGCTCCGCGCATCGATGCGCTACAGAATCCAATGTTGCCTCTGTGAATTCTCCGGTCCAATCTTTATGGCACATCTCAATGCCATAGGTATAATCATTGGGATAGGAGGACAACTTAGCCAGGGCTTTCTTTGTGTACTTTTTGGATCCAACATGATAGGCTAACTCTTTCTCTGGAATACACACCAGGCGTTCACCCGCAATCCCAATGATCTCATGAGCGGATCCAAACCCCTCATCGCCACTCTTCCTGTTCTCGAAGTAATTTCGGTTACCACCTGGCGTGGAGCCAGGGTTCGCCACCCAGTGAACCACAATTCCCCGCATTCCCTTCAGCAATCGCCCTGGGCGTGAATATCGATTAATCGATAACAGCTTTATCTCAGTACTATACGCGCATTTCATAATCCTCATCCTCTCGTTCAATTTCTGGATATTTATCGATCTTAGATTCTAAAATTTGTTTCTCTTTCCTATGCAACCAAAAAAGAAGCCACCCTAGGTCAGCTCCTCCATCTACTAAATTCTCAACAACCGACTGCCCTTCCCGGAGGAACATCACCGCATAGACCACTGTTGCAAAGAATATCCCCATTTCCTTCAGGGGTGCTACCCTATAGCTGAGTCCTGCAAGAATCATAATGCACAAGTACGAAAACAATTTAATCTTAGTCTTGTCCCATAGGGTCCGACTGTATATTGCCCTCGTCTTCACCGCCTCCCGATACCCTTCATTCAGCTTGGCTAAAGACCAGAACTTCGTGAGGATATCCAAGATCATTGCCACGCCTACCGCAATGATGCTCGTGAAGAAAGCCTGGTCTGGAAAAAGTAAATAGCTTATCGCAGAAAAGATAAGCCCAATCACTGGATTGAATCCATCTATCACTTTTGAGAAATACTCCTGCAGTTGTGTCACCTATCCACCTCCATCACCTTTGCTGTCGCAGTGAGCAATCCTTTGATTTCTCCATCCTGCTCGATTACTGTGGTTCCTAGGAACGTTGGGACCGTTACTGGCTCAATATAAGTTGTAATTGGTATTTCAAGCTGGTAGTAAAATATTACGGGGGTCCCAATGGTATTCTGATCAGTTAGAAATTGCTTAAACGCCAATAGCTTATCAGCATCGGTAGTTTCGTCAGTAACCCCAATTCGTTCATTAGATATGGTTGCATATACGGCATACCTAGTGTTTCCAATACAGTCTACAGACGCATAGTAAGCACTTTTAGCAAACTTAAAATATGTGCATAAACCTTCTGCAATACCAAGATTGGCAAAACTAAAGCCAGAATATACCCTTACAAATCCGCTTATCTGTGTAGTATACATAAACCAGTTTACTTCATGGCACGCTAGTGATTGTACCCTCTGAGCATATTCACCTGTTACTGGATTGTAAGAATCTGCTACATCACCTATTTTACGAAGGATTGGAAGATCGATAATCGTCTGTTGAATCTCTTCTACCATCTTAACTTTAATAATTGCATCTTCAACGTTCTTCACTTCGCTTGGATAATCTGGTGATGGTTCACTTGTCAGAAACTCCATTGGTACTTCAACTGAAGTGGAGCTTGTTACTTCTGTGAATGTAAGAGGAGATCTGGTTGGAGTTGCCAGTTTATAAACCAATATAGAACCTGCTAAACTCTCTCGTGCTCGTTCCATCGTTATCCCATGTGGTAACCCAACCCATAACCTAACATACGTCGCACCGCATAATATCTTACCTATTTTATCAGCTGTATCCCAGTTTGATCTATCACTTTGTGGATTACCATGAGTATATATATAATCTACTCTCTCCAAATTTTTAATTCCTTCATATCCTGTAGGCTTTAGAAACTGCGCATAGGCTATTTCTGTATATCCATCATTATTAGAGGGAAGGCTAATGTCAGTGGCTAATAATACCCACTCACCAACTTTCTTTTCCAGATACCCTCTTTCACTGAAGGAATCAAATACCACCTTATCTACTTCTGTGTCAATTCCTCGTAATTCTTCATCCAATGTAAACTCGTAGACCTTCCCCTCTGCTGTTGTATGCTTGTATGTTCCTGCAGGAAGATCCGATTCTATTGGTGAGGGATAGTCTGGTGATGGACTGTCTGGGACAAAGGATTCAAACACAGTTCTGCTCGTGCCAAGCTGTAACTGAGCAAGTAAGGTTAGGTCAACACCATACCCGGATTCTGAGAAACCTACCCGGATATACTTAGTAGCACTTGTTGTAGTAAAAGCAGTATTATAGTAGCTATTATTTCTACCAACTGGGAGCGCAATAAATACTTCATTTTCGTCAAACAACCACACAGCACACTCGTGACTAAGTATATAGATAGTAGCTGGCTTTACCGGTATGAATCCATGAACTCTCGTTCCACCATAACCGTCATAATTTCTACCATCAGCCCACAAAAGTCGGCCTTCTTCTAATGGATTCTTGGTGAGGTCTAAAAAATTGATGCCCTGTTCCGTTACAACTTGCTCACTCAATCCATCCTTAGCCCTGTAATCGGACTCCTGAACTGTTTTTCCCTCAATACTAACCGCCATTTCATCATCATAGGTATGCTCAAATATCAACGGCCCCTCACCAGCTTGAGTCTCTTCTTTCCATCCGGCAATCTTCTTATTTCCTCGATACAGATTCACCGGCTTATGATCACCCTTATATACTTTACAATTCTGTCCATTCACTTTGATGCTCATAATCTCACCGCCCTATTCTGGTGTAACCACATAGATCGTATCCGGATCCAGCACTGCAGCATCGTACTGACTTTGAGTCATGGCCACAAGTCGTTTGTTGTTGATCTTTGTCGCATTGACCGCCTCGTCCGCATTAACTGAATGACCTGATTCAGCGACATAACTCACGCCAAGTTTCTTCCAATTCGCCAATACGGTTGGATCATCTGCAGCAAGTATAAAACTTTCAGTAACCACATCAACGGGAACCACAATCGCGCAATCGCCTCGCTGCGCATTGAGTGTCACCAACTCACTCTCATCCAAGATCGTGAGCACTTCATTGATACTCAAATCCGGAATCTGGCTTGGGGTCAACTTCCCACCGGTCAGGGTTGCAATATCCGACCCAATAAGGGCCAACAAATCTGCCAACACTTGTTCCGATCTCGTCTGAGCATATTGAGCATCGGTTTTCGCCTGCTCAGTATCCGCAGCCACTCCTTCAAGATAGGTGAATTGATCAAGCATGTTCTGCGCATCCGTAATCAGCTGAGTCAAAATAGGCACCTGATCAGTAGCTACAATAGCCTCATCAGCCAAATCATCAGTCACAGAATAATAAAAACCAACAGGATTGGTCAGTCTATCCTCGCCTTCATAAATAGCCACCTGGCATTCCACCCGACCGGCCACGGCCATCACCCCACTAGGAAGTAATAGTTCCGCAGTATTGGCACCGGTTACGGTACCCTCATGCACATGCTTGCTGCCATCAGTTAATTCAAAAGCAATAAAGATCCGGTGTCCCGTGAGCTCCTGGGTACTGATGATCGAGATCATGCAACTCCCATGGTCCCCGTTGACGAAGGTAACAGGACGGTAGGATACTGACTTATTGAAGTCTACATTTAAATTAAAAATCTTCGTAATCATCTAATCCCTCCCCTAAAAGCTTGCGCCTAAATTGAAAGCCGTAAGGCCTGCAATTTCTTCATAGGTTACTTCCATGCGCATGTAATCAACTGGATCATCTGGCGTTCTGCCATAATACCTAAGAAGTTCATCTGCACTGACTTCATCCGGAGTGATAAACAACTTCAAAATTGAGTCATTATCCACTCCAGTAGCAAGCCATGCATTAAATCCCTCTGTGATGTTCCACTCAGCCCATTGAGGCGGGTTTACGTACGTACTCACACTGCCCCATATCGAAGTAAGAACTGATGAAACTTCTTTCTCGCCAATCGTAACAACCGGATACCTATCCGATGGATCCAAGTTGTCTGATGACTCGCTATAAAAATATACTTTGAATAATATTTGCGTTATTGTCTTATTGGCGCTATTCGCAATATTAATCAAGTCCTGCAGATGATGGAAAAATACTATCGACCGATCCTCTTCTGTATATGGTGGCGTCTCATCGTCTTCGAGGTAAATCCCTTGGTCGCTCGTTGCCAAATCATAATAATGATCATCGATGTATAGCACGGGATAGACATGAGTCACATCGGTTGTATACGTTTTAATAATCGCCATAGGCTACTCCAAAGTTGTGACATAAGAAGACGGTGTTCCATATCCTACGCTCCAGGACAACAGGTACTCAGAACCACCGAAATACAATCCATAGAATGTTACTGCAGAAGCAGCAGCTGCAATTGCCGGCGCACCTTCGTCAGGCGTGATGATCCCATTCGGAAAGGTGATCACATGACCTCCGATTCCATCCTGTTTGACAATGAGTGTTAGACCAGCCTCCGCCACAGGATTCAGAAATGACAGAACAACATCTTCCGTCAAAGTGATTTCAGCTTTGTTGCCCTGCCTCCAATCAATCAATGCCGTTCCACCAGAAGAAGTAATCATCTGCTTTTCGAACGATATCGTCTTGTCATTGGAGTCATAGAACGCTGCATCGGCAAGGTCAAGAATCGCTTGCGCATTCGCTGCAACCTCGTCCGCCGTTCCGTAATCATCCGGATTGAATCCCACCACCATCACCAGCAGTTCCGCCTTGCCGCAGACCGTGTCATCTTCCCGCTCGTCGATGATCTCATTTTGTTCGATGTAACTCTTCCCAGCGATCACCTCGATCTTCGCCAGAGAAATCTCATAAACAGTATCAGACCTGGTCAGTGCCGGTACCACCGGATTCACATCCGCTACGCCTTTCAGGATCTTCGCCGTCAACTCCCGGTTCACCAGATCCAGCTGCAAAATCACCCGGTCGAACCGATTATCAGTCGCATCCGCTCCATCCAAAGTCAGTTGAAGTTTGTCCGCATCCACCGTATAGAAATAACCGTTAATCCAAGCCACCCCAGGCTGGATCTCCACCTTCATCGTGCCGCCCATTACCAGCACCTGCAGGTTCGTTCCCAGGGCCTGTACCCCTGTGCCAATAATTGAAGCAAAGAACTCTGAGAATGAGGAAGCTGGATAGGACCGGTCCCCATTCACACTGTCAAAAAATCTCGAATGCTCCATCTCTACCTCCTCAAAATTTTGTCATATTGCTTAAACTTGTTCTTCAGAACTTCCGATGCCCTCGGTAAACCAATTCCAAAAGTCAGCGCCACCTCATGACCTTTCTCGTTGATGGTTTCCTTCACCTCAACGATCTGCACATCCATGGCCTGACCGCTTGATCTATTCGCTACGGTTACCGTATCCCCCAAGACATAATCAACGCCTTCCTGAAATGGGCCAAAACCGCCCAAGGCAATCCCCTCGATCGATTCAATCTTCTTCAGGGTCTCCAGTTCCTGGGCCCCGATGTCAGGCAAGTCCACCACATCCGCGCTGCTGGCATTCACAAAAGCCTCGATGCGCGAAAGTCCCGATGCGGATCCTCCGGCAACAATCACCGGCCGGCTTGTTTCTTCCCCGGCGCCACCCACATAGGCCGTCGATTTCTCGCTCGATGCATCCACGGTGTATGTCTGCGATTCCAGATTGTCGTACTCCATGGAGAAGATCACCGGCGATGCTGCATCCTCCGTATGATCCGTCCCCGGTACCACATCAAAGATCAAGGACTTGGTATTCAGGTCAAACATAACCTCGAAGCCCATGGCGGCCTGCTCCCCGATCTCGCCGATCACATCCAGCAATCCCTCATACCTGGCATACTTCTTTGCCGTAATGCCCCGCGCCTGGTCTGTTGCCAGGGAAAAACATGCAATTGCCCTGGCTGAATCCTCCGGCGTTGTCACATTGTTGACCACATAATGCTTGATGGCCGTTTCCGCCGGACCAGACACCACATCATAGGCAGATCCGGTTAGCGGGATGACAATACGTCGACTTAAAAGAGACTCCAGGGTATATCCCTTAATCTCAATCATTGAATCATTCTTATCCACTTGCTCAAAGAAACGAATGATCCCGGCCTTTCGCGGATCCTGATCAATCACAATAAAATAGTCCACATTCTTGAAAAGATTCGCATGGGCCGCGTTGGACGATAACTTGAAGCTGAAATCACCGGCACCGTAATGCTTTCTGGTGTACTCCAGCTTCTCATAATCATCAATCTCGCAAAGGAAGTTGAAAACATCATCAAATAATCGAATCATAAGCCAATAAACCTCCTTGCATATCGAATCTCAACCAGGGTTTCCACACCCATATCATCGGCGGAATAATTCAGCGTATTCGTGCCAACATCCAACGACAAAAACACTGACGATAGATCGATGTACCCGAAAGCATTCGTCTCTTCACCGGTATCCTTGTTCTTCAGAGTCACCGTCTTATTCCCAAATGTTGTATCAATCATCAGAATCTCGTTGGTCGCCAAGGTCTTGTTCACCTGGATGTACTCGCCAGTCACCAGGTTCTCTACTTTTGGATTTGTTGCTGGTCCGTAGAAATCAATCTTCATAGGCGCTGGCACATCCCCGGCATTCTCAATCTCTAGTGTCTGGTTCGGGCTCCGGATAGCAAATACCGTCGGCCACTCAAGGGGAAATGATGCTCCACCTTCCCACTCGGTCATGGTCACCAGGGTATCCAGAAGATCCATCAAATATGGATCCGGAGCAAACAGCTGCACCTGGAACCTTTGGTAGATCCCCTCGTCATCCGGAAGCACCGGTGAACTGTCAACAACACAATTTGCCTTCTTCGTCAGCTCGCCCATCTTGATCTGCAACTCTCCGAAAGTCTTAATCCCCGGGTTGAACACCTCCAGCAACCGCCGGCGATTCTCAAACCGATCACCATCCTTGACGAACGCCCCCTCGAGTACAATCACCCTGGGTTGCAGGGACATGTGCGAAAAGCTCTGCCCGTCCTGATATGGAGCCCGGCGTGTATAAATGCTATTCCCCGGCGCGGATATCCCTTCCAGTTTCGTCAGGATGAACGGCCGCTTGTCATTCAGCCGGATGCTCCTGCCCCTGGCATTTGTAAACAACACTTCTCTGTCCATTTCATCCCTCCTACAAAGCCAGCTCAAAGCTCAGACGCCGCGAAAGACCTTCGATGGTTCGAGGCATCTCGTCTGAGTTACTTCCAGAATTAACTGTGAAGTTATTCGATATATTTTTTGATGAATCATTGTTCGTCGTGTTATTAGTGATGTTTGAAGGACTCGATGCGTTTGACTTCAAAGCATCTGCCTTGGCTTGCGCAGCGTTCAGTTTCGACTGAATCGAGTTAATCATAGAAGCAATCTTATCCACTTGAGGACTGAATCCATCCACCAGTCGTTCTCCTAGTGTTTTACCAACTTCCTGATATCCATCGCCATATCCCTTCAGCAACTCCAAAATCTCCACCTGGTTCTGATCAATGATCAATTTTTCCGCTTCAGCATTGATAGCCGCATCGTCCAACTTTTTAGCATAGAAAGCATCCTGATCCAGCTGTTGTTGATCTAGAGTTTCCTTCGATGATTCATAAAGTGAATTGATGGATTCAAGTTCCGATTCTTCAGCCAATTCCATAAGATCGGCCTGCGTTTCGTAGAATCGTTCCTTATCTTCGATGCGTTGCTCAAGAATTTCACTCTGATGCTCATAGCGATCTTCAACAGTTTCTTTCTCCACATCCGCGGCTTCCTTTACAGCTTCCATCTCATCCTGCAAGGCTTCTTTCTTGTCCGCAATTGCTTCTGCATGGAGGCGTGTTTCTCGTTCCTGAAGAACCTTATCTAATTCAGACTGCAAGGTCTTCAGGTTCCCCTCATCGGATTCATATTCAATCAAAAGCTTCAGCTGATCGATCTGTGATTGTTCATCATCATACGCAGAAGCTCGTTCTTCAGCTGTTTCCTGCTCATCCAATGCATCAATCTGATCCTGCAGAGCCCTTAACTTCGCATCTCGAACAGATTCAATCGCCTTGATGCTTTCATCTTTCCACTTATCCAGTCGGTCCTTTTCATCATCCAGCGCATCGATGGCCGCATCCTTCTGTTTATCAAGCCCCTCTTTTCGAGCATCATAAACCGATTTAATGCGGCTGATACTTTCATCCTTCCAATCTTCTAAAGCCTGAACCTCATTTTCAAGGTTCTCTTTCTCTAGATCATAAGACTCCTGGATCCTCATCTTTAGCGCTTTCACCAAAGCATCCTTCAAATCATCAACAGAATCCTTAAAGGAATCTACCAGACTCACCGATGCATCCTTCACAGCTTTATTCCCGGAAGAAATCCCTTCGGCCAAGGCCAATGCTAATGCCTCACCCGTATCCGTATAAGCTGGAATTCCTTCATCCATCGCCTCATCAGCAGCATCTTTCACGCCACCGGCAAAGTGCTCTTTGATTTTCCCAGCCAATTCCTTGGCCGCTTCGCCCATCTTTTCTGCATTCTCCGTGAAGCTCTCACGTGATTCTGCTAGGCTATCCTTTGCTGCCGCAAAATCCGCTGTAGCATTTTTCGAGAAATTTTCCAAACCTTCAGCCATACCGTTCAGTTTATCCGATGCAAATTCAAAAGCACCGCCAATGATCGGCAACTCAGATCCTAAAGAAGCAAGACCACCAAGAAATTCCGCCATACCGCCATACCAGAAATCGAGTAGCTTCGCGAATGCCATCTTGGATCCTTGAAAAGCCACATTGATCCCATCAAACGCAACATCCACTCCTGCAGCTACCGTCGCCCATACTGCATTTGCAAATGGTGCAAAGGTCTCCCAGTTGTCGTAGATCTTCTTCGATATGATAACAATGGCAGTCATGGCCGCTACAGTAATAGCCATCGGATTTGTCGCCAAAAACTTTAATCCTGTCGCCAAGCGTCCTACTCCAATTTTAAGAACTCCAAACGCAGTAATAATGCCAGGCAATGCAATCGTCAACTGTCCAGCCATCATAACTACTGGACCAAGGGATGCCGCAAAGATTCCGATACCAACCACTAGCTTCTTCTGCCCGTCATCCAATCCTTTCAGCCAATCCGTCAAGTTCTTGACTGGCTTCAACATATCGGCCACTGCTGGCAACAACACATTTCCAAATTCAGCACCCAATTCCTTGATACTTTCCATTTGGATCCGCATCTGGTTCGTTGGGCTGTCAATTGTCCTGGCTAAATCGCCCTGAGATTTCTGTGTCTGATCCATGATGGCAGCATATCGGGCAAGCACCTTCTGGTTCTCAGTCAGGGCAGTGCCTTCCTCAGCAATTCCATTCTGGTATGCATATGACTTGATGGTCGCCTCGTCAATCATGATCCCGAGTCTTTTCAAACCTTCTGCTTCACCGGTAATTCCAGCTTGCAACTTGTTGAAGGCCTCATCTGGATCCATATTATAGAAAGAAGACATATCATAGGCCAACTGAGTCAATCCCTTAGACATTTCAAAGGATGACTCTTCGCCAAACTTCATTGAGTCAAACATCGTATTCAAGGTTGCTGAAAACTCTTGAACTGCATACTTGTTCAATCCAAGGCCATCTTGCATCGATGCCACAAAGACGTCAAATGAATCCTTCATATTTCCAACGGAAACCTTGTATAGGTTCTCAGTCTCACCAGTTTCCATGGCCAACTTGGTTGATGCCCCTGCAGCCGCTAGCAAAGGTGCCGTCAACGAAAGCATCATGCCGGATCCAGCACTCTTCATGGCGCTACCAACTGATTTCAATTTATCAGCAGATGCTGAAACCTTAGTTTCTAGCCGTCCGAATGCAGTTGACTGCTTTGCGATCTGCTCATTAGTCTCCTTCAGCTGACGCTCTAGACGAACCTCATCTGCTCTTGCACTGTTCAACTGGATCCCCAATTTTTCAGTCTGCTTCGAATTTTCGCCATAGACTTTGGAAGCATCATCAAATCGTTCCTGAAGAAGCTTTACCTTTTTCCCAGTCTGCTCTAATTGTGCTGACAAGAATTCAGATCGATCTTTTAGCCCATCAAATGAATTCCCGAAAGACTTGGTTGTTTCTTTCGCGACCTTGAATTCCGATTTAATTCCCCTTAAGCTTCGATTGATGTCCTCAATGCCCTTTTGGAAGTCATTGGAGTCCATGCCAACCCTGGTATACAGATCATATTTATCGCCTGTTCCACCTGCCAAA